TGATCTAAAACTTTTTTCTAAAAAGTTTTTTTTTTCGTTTATCTTTTTTGATCTAAAACTTTTTTCTAAAAAGTTTTTTTTTTTCGTTTATCTTTTTTGATCTAAAACTTTTTTCTAAAAAGTTTTAAATTAACTTAAAAAATTGGTAATTATATTATAAAAAATATGGGAGGGTTGCCTATATCTTGTAAGGGGATAGATTTTGATATTATGAATGATAAAGTTTTTATTATTAATCGAAACGGTATGAAAACGGAATTTAGTTATTTTGATGTAAATAATCATATAAAAGATTATGTTGATATAGGTTATTGTTCTGGAATGAATGTTATTCAAAAAGATGGAAAAGAATATTTAAGAATAAAATTTCCTAAGAAAGAGAGTGATTTAAGGGAATATTTTGGATATAATGAGAAGAAAGTAAGTAATAATAAAGATATTTCTAATTGTAATCCAAAGTATTTATATTATGATGATATATTGAATATGGATGAAGATGAAGTTGATTCTTACTTATGTGGTTTAATAAGTGCGAATTGTAGTGTGAATGTAAGTAATGATTACCGTCGCGAATGTGTTAGATTTAAATTACCGGAAAAGAGAGAAAAGATCGAATTAAGAGAGAGTAAAGGGGATACTTGGTTTCCTTTTTATGAGAAAATATCAAAATGTATCACTTACAGTTCTGGAAAGGGATTAGGTGTGATGTGTTCTATCCCAGATTTGGAGTATTTTATAAAGAATATAGGTATAATACAAAAGGAGAAGATGTTTGATATTATACGTTTATTCTTTTCGAAGATAAATAAATCAAAGGATTACAGTATTGCGGTTCTTTGATTAAATAGAATAAATTATAAAAACTTAATAAAAAAAAAATAAAAAAAAATAAAAATTGATTTTTTTTTATTACACCTTAATTAATCCTTGGTTTTATTATGAAATTACAATTAGACGATTATAGTTGTGGACCGGTTGCTTTACAGAACGCTTATTTCCATATACATGGCGAATATCCAAAGGTGAGTATTAAAAAATTATGTAAGACTTGTTCGACGACTTATGAATTTGGGACTTGGAGATGGGATTTACATAAGAATGGTTTAATGCATTTGAATAAAGGGATTTATGACGTGAATAAGATAGTGAATATGGATGCGTTTATCCTTTTGTATTCATTCGCAGAGAAATACGCACATTATGTTTTTGTTGTAAATCGTGGAGATTATTATTTTGTATATAACTATTGTGATTTGGAAACCGATTATACACATAAAATGATGCCAAGAGAAGAATTCAGGGATATTCTAAGGGGAAATCCAAGAGTTTATGATTTAGATTATCCAATTGCGTGGGAAGTTTAATGGATATAAGCGAGAAGTAATATTATAATTAACAATAAAGTGGATATAATAAAAACTATTTTATAAATACTTAAATTTAGAATAACAGGTTCATCTGTATGAACTGCTACATCTTGACTACTAAACTCTTGTTTTATCTGTTTCAACTGTTCTGTTATTGATGAGAATGAATAAGGACATTTTTCTTTTGTATAATCTTCACTTGGAACGCAACGACCATTTTGAAATCTATTTATACACCATTCACAATCTTTACATTTAGCACATCTTCTCTCATTATTACATATACAATCGTTTGGTGAATTCTGTTTAGAAACGCATTTTATACAATTTGGATTTGTCATATATATAATATAAGAAGATTTAATAAAAATAATTTTATAAAAAATAAAAATAAAGAAATTGATTTATTGAAAAAAGTATTTATTTTGGTTTACACCCTTGGAAATTTAAAATGGAACAAAAAATTCCAAAAAAAATTTTCAAGGTTTGTTCGTCTCAGAACATGTAAATTTTGATTTTGATATGTCGTCTAACATACCTGATTTATTGCTTCTACATAAATAACTTGGTCTGTCTTTTTTATTGACACAATTATAAGCTATTTTATAGATATTTGTTGCTCCATTACAATCTCTATTCCATACATTATAACAACTTTTACAGTTCAATAACCCATGGACAAGTCTGAGATTATCACGAAAAGGTTTTGGATTTTCTCTAACCAAAAACTTTTTACATTCTCCGCCTTCACATTTAGAACATCTACAACTTGTTCTAAACTCATCAACCAAATAAACATTATAACCACTTCTCCTAAATAATGTTCTCATTCCACGACCTTTGATTGGTTCTTTATATTTCATATGTTTTCTTTGTTCAAAATCTTATATAAGTTTCCAATAAAAACCATATGCCATCCTTTTTTTTTTCATTTGACATTGAATATTATTTGTATGTTTTTTATCTAAAAAATTATAAGCATTTGTTATTGAATTGAATTGCCTCAATAATTTCATATCTTTGTCATACATATTTATTTTTTTATTTTTAGAATATTTATTGTTATATCCAATAGAACACCATTCAAGATTTTTATAATAATTATTATGTTTATTTTCATCAATATGATTTACTACAAAACCTTCTTTATAACCTTTATTAAAAATTTCACAAACTAATCTATGAATTTGTATTAATTTTTTATTCAATGTTATTCGCAAATAACCATCACCTGTTTTTGTTGGTGTTAATAATTTTTTTGTTTTATTATTTTTTATTCGTCCATAATTTGATATAGAATAATTAAAAAAATTTCCGTAAAGACTGGTTTTTATCTGTTTAAATATTTCATCATTTTTATCTAAATTAAAATATAAATTTATTATATTTGTTTTATCACTATATTTATTGCTATTATTTTTACTATTTTCATAATGATTTACCCATCTTAAATTTATTGATCTATTATCATTTCTAATATTATTTATATGATCTACTATTTGTTTTTTCTCAGGAGGATTTCCATTAAATGTTATACATACTAACCTATGAACTCTATATAATTTATTTTTATTACCATTATTTAATCTGGCGATTATATAACCACACTGAGATAAATGTCCTTTTATATGCTTTTTATGTCTATTATAAATATTTCCATAGTTTGAGATATAATAATTTTTTAAATCTTTTTCTTTTATTTTTAAAATATACTCATCTTTATTAAAATTTTTTCTCATTTTAATTATATTTTCAATTTTTTTCCCTAAATTTTTAAATTTAATTTTACAATTAATACATTTTTGAATTGGTTTTATTAATTTTGTTTTAATTTTTATATTACATTTTTTACAAATAATAAGTTGATTTGTATATACTGTTTTTTTCAAATCTATTAATGAATAATCAAATGTACAATTTAATTTTTGAATAATATTTTTATTCTTTATTTCATTAATACATATTTTACATCCACCGGTTAAAGAATGATAATGACTTTTTGGTTCAATATTAAATGTGTTATTGTGTTTTATACATGTTAAAATTATTTTTGATTTTTTACCATTATAATTAACTTTATTATAATTATATTTATCATTAAATATTTTTTTTGATTTATTTATAAAATATTTATTATCATTTATTCTAATTTTTTTTGAGTTTATTAACTTACATTCTGGACACGAACCTGTATCACTTCTAATATGATTTTTTGGCGTAATTTTAAATTTTATATTATGAATTGTGCATTTTACATTAATTTCAGTATTTATATTTTTATAATCATCAAAATATTCAAATTTAGTGCTAAACTTTTGTTTGGCACTTATATAAAATTTATTTTTTAAAGAACCTGTTAATGGCATAATATATTATACTGTGTTTTCTTTAAATATATAAATTATAAAAAATTTATATATTCATTTGGATTTCCAAAAATTTTCTTAAATTGATTTATCATTTTTTGCTCATTTTTTTTTCTATTCAAATAACCATTTAATTTTAGTTTCCTGAATATTTCTTTTTCATAAAAACTAAATAAACTTGTATTTAATTCATTTTTCTTCTTGATATAATCCTTGAATTTATTAAATTGTAATGTTTTTCTGTTATATTTGCATAATTCAGTTTCAAGTTCAATAATATTTTTATTATTTATTTTTTCTTTCTTTAATTCTAATATTATTTTAGCATATTTTTTTGATTTTGTTTCTTTTCTTCTTCTATCTTGACTATATCTAAATGAATTAGCTTCTTTTGTCATATCATCCACACAAAACAAAATATCACTTTTTCCTGGATCTATACCCACTATATTTTTATTTTGTAATTTTGAATAATCTTTTAATTCATCAATATATTTTTCTTTTGATGGTACTTTATTCATTCTTAATCTTTTACCGACTTTATCACTTCTTAACAATAAAATTGAACAACTCAATCCATCTGTTTCAATCATATGGTGAAATGAATAATCTTTTTTCTTAAAACATTGTCTTTCTGTTCTAAAAAAGAAACTCCAAATTTTATCTTCATTTCTTTTTAGATTTCCCTTAAACAAAAAATCCGATTTATTACCATATTTTTTTGTTAAAAGTAAATGAACCAAACTTGTTGTATCTAATCTAATATGTTTTTGAATAATATCATTTCTTAGAGGAAATACATTATTAATTGAATATCCATCCTTCTCAACTTCTTTCATCATATAAATCATACAAGGCAAATAATCTTGTGGATTACATTGTAAATCATAATATAAACTTTTTTTCATAAATTTTTCCTTATTTGGAATAATTAATGTTTTATATTTGGTTATCCATTTATGATAATACTTATTTGATTTAAATTTTTTACTATCAACATCTAATAAATCATTTTTGATTTTCCTTAATTGCTGGTTAAGTTTTTTAATTCTATTATCTTTTTCTTTTTTTGTTGTATTTAACTTTCTAATTTTATCAATTATAAATTTTTTTTTCCAATAAACATTAACAAATCTCTCCACATAATCAACAAAATGTAATTTAATATTATTTTCATAGATAGTTAAAATATCTATTGTTAAATAATCTAAAATAGTATTCATATATGTATAATCTAAAATTTCATCTTTGTCAGTTAGTGGTTTATAATGTTTATTATAAAATTTCGTTAATTCATCTTTTAATTTCTTAATTCTTTTACAAGGTGGTTTTCCTATTTTTTTCTGCTTACACATAATTTTTAAACAAGAATTAACAAATACTTTATCAATGTTAGGTAATGAATTATTATTATTGAAATAATCTAATAAATATAATTTCATAAATTGCAATACATGTATAACAATTTTATTTGCCTTAACAACTGTATTATTAATTTTAGTTAAATTAATATCTGGATTCTTCAAAATATGTTTAATAGGAACTTTAACACATTTGTAAAAATCTTTATCTGGTGGTTTTTTACTCATACTATATAATAATATTTTCTCTTTAAGTAATTTAACGCAAAATATTTTTTAGATGAAGAAAATAAAAATATCTATTTATTTTATATATGGGATTAAGCTATTCTAAAATAAACAAAAAAGCATCAAAAAAAGAAACAAAAAAGTTGATAACTAATAAAAATATAGAAGTAACTATAAATACAAATATTAGTATTGATAAATTAAATAATACAAAAAAAAATAAAATAAAAAAATATATTAAAACAGTTTTATTTTTAGGTTCTTCATTTAACGATCATATTTCAAAATATTTAAAAATTAATAAGATAAATATTAATTTAAAAAATGATAAAATACAATTTTGTATTATTGTAAAAATAAATAAAAATAAAAATAATTTCAATCAAGAAGATTTAATAGAACATATAAATAATTCATTTCAAATATGGTCACAAAATGACCCTCTTGAATTAACTAAAAAAATAAAATTTACTCTTCCAAAAAAAAATATAAAAAAAATAATTATTAAACAATTATAAAAAGATATTTTATTGTTCTGAACATTTTCCCATTTTTCATTTTTCTTAGTTCTTTCTTTTCTATTTTATATTTTGTTTTTGTTAATTGTTTTATTATTGATAACCAAGGTCTTTTTATTTTCTCTGGTTCTCCAACTGCTTTTATATTATTAAAAGCAAAATATTTTCTTATGTCTGGTATTAATTTCATTATTTCTTCTTGTTTTTCTTTATCATTATCTAATTCATATAATGTAATTTCTTTTTTTTCATTTTCATCAGGAAAAACTATATTTATAATTTTGTCTATAATTTCTTCTTGGTCTTTACCATAAACTTCTTTTTTAGTTCTCATATTACTTAAAATAAGTAGAAATATTTTAAGTAATTTAATCTTTATATAATTTTGGTTTTCTTCTTAATGTAGAAATTCCTCTTTCAAATTTTCTTAACTCTTTTTTATTGTAAGCATATAAAAAGTAATTTTTATAATTTATTTTTTTAACTTTCTTTATTGCTTTTTCAACTTCTTTTTTCAATTTATCAAATTTTAATACTTTTTTATTTAATTTAAGTGTATGTTTTATTTGATTAAAATAATTTTCAATTGGATTTGTAGAAGGAGTATAAGGTACTGAAAATAAATATTTATTTCCACTTTTAATAATTGCATCTTTAACATAACTATTTTTATGACTTCCTGCATTATCAAGTATTATCAAATGATTTTTATATTTCTCAAAAACAAATTTTTGTAAAAAATCAACTAATCTTTCTTTGGTCATTCCACCTTTTTCATATAAACACCAACCAATACATTTAGAATTTGATATAGCAACTAATAATGTGAATTTACGAAAAAAATAACTATCATCTGTCTTAAAAATACATCTTTTTCCTAAATAACATCTTGAATATTCAGCAATCATAGCAGGACTAATTGATGTTTCATCAAGACTGATAAGTTTGTTTAGTGAATATTTATCAATTTCTTTATAAAATTTATCTAATTCTTTTTGTTTATTAATTTTCTTACCATATCTAATTTTAGGAAAATGTTTATGTATTGTTCTTTTACGAGTAATATTATTATCTCTCAAAATATTACCTAACTGTCTTGGAGTAATATTAAAGTTTTTAAATTTTTTCTTTATAATTTTAGTTAATTCATCTAATGTGATTTGTTCATTTTCTTTTAATTTTTTAATGGCATATTTGACTTGTTCTTTTGTTACTTTATATGATATGGATATTCTTTTATTTCTTGTAATAGATTTTTGAAGTTTATATTTATCAATCCATCTTTTAAGAGATGTTTTGCTACATTCAAAAATTTTACAAACCTTATCCATACTAACTTTATTTTTAAGATAATACTTAACAGCAGAAATTTTATAATCTTCGCTTTTATGTTTCATATAAATATAATTTATATTAAAATTTTTGTTCCATTTTAAATTTCCAAGGGTGTAAAAAATAATCCCTCTTATTATTATATAGTTATGAGTGTAAGTGATAATCTTCCATTAAAAATTATTAATTTATTTATGTTTTTAGGAACAATAGTTTCTAATTATTTTACAATAGGTGTTTCAAATTTACCTAATTCACCATTTAAACCTATTGGTAATATTTCAGACCAATATGATACGTTATTGACGCCACCGGGATGGACTTTTTCCATTTGGGGAATAATTTATACAGGTTTATTATTGTTTAGTATATGTCAATTCATTCCACAATTAGGGTTAGGGAAACAGGTTAAGGATATTGGAATATTTTTTATTTTATCTTGTGTATTTAACATTGCTTGGATTTTCACATTTTCGGTAGGAACACCTGTTTCTATTTTGGTTTCTGTGTTTATTATTTTTGGGTTATTGACAAGTTTGTTGTTTATTCAGGAGCGAGTTGGTTTCTTTTCAAGTAATAGTTCTGCATATAAGATTTTGTTTGTAGATATTCCATTTTCGATTTATTTAGGATGGGTTATTACAGCATCTATTTTGAATGTTACAACAACAATTACAGCATATGATGCTTTACGGGACGCTGGACCTATATTTTATATTATTATGTTAATTGTTGCTTTGATTATTTATACTTTATTATTGAGTTTAAGGAATAATTATGGTTCATATGTTGTTTTCTTTTATGTATTAATTGCTTTATGTATTAAACATAAGGATGACAGTATGTTATTAGGGACTACTGTTACAGTTTTAATTTTCGCTGTTTTATTTTTATTATTAAAAGTAATTCTTCCAAAGTTTAGAAGATTAAATTTGAGAGGTTAAGTATTTTAGATTACAATAATAATGAAGAAAAGTGTGAAAATAATGAACCAGACGAGTGGTGTTGAGTTGTTAGAAATTAATTGTCCGACTTTCCTAAGATTATCCATTTGATGTTGAAATACTTCTGTTGTATTGGAATAACCTTTTTTGAATACATTACCGACTTTTTTAATTTGTCCTTGTGATAATGCTTTTGAGAAAACATCTGCATTTTGGTTTTTTAATAATTTGTTGTAAAGTTGATTATTATTATCCATTATATAATAAAATAAATATTTTTATTATATAAAATTTTTTACTTTTTATTATAAATAAAGGGATTGAGGGTTTGCGTTGTAAAAGATATTTTTATATATTTGATAAATCAAAATGGAAAATAACAATGCTACGTTAGTAGAAGCGAAGAAGGCATATACTAATCAATTAATATCATTAATTACTCCACAAGTATATGAAGGTATTAAAGATTTATACGAATGTGCTAAAAAGAATATGAAAGGGAAGAATGTGAGACATAGTTTTCAAATTGAGTTAGGTGGAGTATCTGTATGGAATCAATTAATTATAGATAATGAAACAGAGAGAATTATTAAGAATACAAATTGTGGATATTTGGATAAGTTAGTTACTGTTATTTTTATTAATAGTACTAAAATCTTGGCATCTGCGTACATTGGTTCTCAATATACTAACACACTTGAAATTTCCGTTCCTAAATTATCCCATTTCATTCATAGAGTGTATATAGAAACAGCGAAAGAATTTTATAAAAATCCATTTTTATTAGATGAAAAATTAAAACCAAGGGAGAGACAAGATAATCTAAGAAGTTCTATTGAAGCAATTAAATTTGGTATAGAACAAGCAATTTTAAGATTATTACCTATTGGAGAAATTTTAAGTAGAGATGTAGCAAGTAATGTCCCACAACTTGAAGGACCAGTTCAAGAAACTTCTTCCGTTCAAGAAGAAGAGGAAGAATTCGACGAAACATTAGATGATGCATCAACAGAAGAAGAAAGTGATGATGAACCATTAAATAATGAAGAAGAAAAACAAGTTCTTGAAAATACTGAAACAGTAAAGGGAGAACCTATTGTTGAAAATACTGAAACAACGGAAACTGTAACAGAAATAGTTGAAGATATTACAGAACCAGTTTTAGAAAATATACAATTAGAAGGCGGCGGAGATGTAACGGATGTTGTAACGGATGTTGTAACGGATGTTGTAAAAGATAATGTAACGGATGTTGTAAAAGATAATGTAACAGATGATTTAACGGATGATGTAACGGATGATTTAACGGATGATTTAACGGATGATGTAACGGATGATTTAACGGATGATGTAACGGGTGAAAGTGTGGGTGAAAGTGTGGGTGAAAGTGTGGGTGAAAATGAAGAAAAATTTGTTACAGAAAAAGTTTCCCAAACTGGTTCTGATGGAGATAGTTTAAGTGTTGAAGATATAAATGAGGCAAATAAGGAATTTATTGAAGAAAAGAAAGAAGACCCTACATTAGTAGATGATATTGTAGAAGAGATTAATTTGAAAAATATTGAATTAGAAGATACAAATATTGAAGATAAGAGTAATGATCCATTAACTGTTAAAAAGATGGAAGAGAGTGTTTTTGTTGAAAATATTGAAGAACCATCTACTCCAACAAGTCCAGTTTTAGAAGAGGTAAGGGAAACATTTCAGGAAAATGAAACTGTATTAAAACCTGAAAGAAGTATAGAAAGTGATTTTATGGAAAATGTTGAAGGTTTGAATGAAGAGAGTATTGAACTTGAAAATGGAGTTGATAATATAAATATGGAAGTTGTTCCTAATGTAGCAGATAGAACAAATGAGATGTTGAAGAGTATGAGAATAGATTTACATATGAATAAAAAGAGATTTGTAAATCCTTATAGATTAAAACATCAAATGAATGAAAAAAGACAAGATAGATTACGTAATATTAGAGTTAAGAAGAATTCTGGTTTAGGTTTATCACAATACCTATAAGTTAAACTATTCGTTTAATAAATTTTTTTAAAATGAGTATAAAAAATAAATGGATAATAAAATATTTACAAGTCCTCTTTTTTTATCTACTGTTTTTACTTTAATAGTTGTTCTTATTATCTATTTCTATAATTCTCATCAAGAAAAAAAAGAAGATAAAGAGAGTAAAGGTGGAATTTACTATTTCGGTTTATTAGTATTAGTATTTTGCTTATGTTATGGTGCATTATATTTATACAATAATTTAACATCATCTGGACCAACGGAAGTTGCTAAAAAAGTTATGGAAGGAGGTAAGAAGTTAATGGATGAAATTAAGCCAGAAGTAGTAGCCAATCCGGCAACACCTTTACGAGATGTTTTAGAACCTGTCGTAACTAAATTGCCAGAACAAATAGAAGTTTTGAAAGGAGCACTCTCTCCAAATGCAGTATTAGAAGGTGCTGAGGATTTTATTAGAACAGGATTACCTGATTGGTAAATGTTTGGAAGAATTTTATATTATTTTTATTGTAAAAAAATAAGTTACGTTATTTATTTTTTTATCTTATGTTGTTGATGAAATGCGTATATTTTTAGATTTGTTTATCTATAATTAATCATATGCAATTACAATTAAAGAAATTTAATATGAGGATGATTAAAGATGATGAGGTTGTTGTGATGATTGGAAAGCGTAATACAGGTAAATCTTTTTTAACAAAAGATTTGTTATATTATAAGAAAAATTTACCAGTGGGAACTGTTATATCACCTACTGAGAATGCAAATAGATTTTACACAGACATTGTTCCACCTATTTTTATTCATGACGAATATACGCCAACAGTTGTATCAAGTTTTATGAAGAAGCAGAAAAGGATGAAAAAGAGGAAATTAGCAGGGGAGAATATTGATAATAAAGCATTTTTAATTTTAGATGATTGTTTATATGATGCTGATTGGAAGAAAGATAAAAGGATAAAAGAGATTTTTATGAATGGTCGTCATTGGAATATTCAGTTCGTTTTAATTATGCAGTATGCTCTTGGTATACCACCTAATTTAAGAACTAATATTGATTGGGTATTTATTTTAAGGGAGAATATTATGAGTAATAGAAAGAGATTATACGAACAATATGCTGGTATGTTTCCTACATTTGAAATGTTTTGTTCCACAATGGATCAATGTACTAATAATTACGAATGTTTAGTAGTTCATTGTAGTTCAAGGAGTAATAAATTAGAAGATCAAGTGTTTTGGTATAAAGCGGACGCACATGAAAATTTTAGAACTTGTTGTAATGAGGCTTGGAAATATAGTGACGAACATTATATAAGGGATGATGGTGAGTCAGATGAAGATAATAATACAACTATTGATGAATATATACA